GCATCGGCGGAAAAGACAGCAACGGACAGCCAGTAAACAAGACTTATCTTTCTCCTGACACATTCCATCGTCCCGATCCTATTGTTGAATTTAGCAATAGACTCAAGAAGAACGGATCAAAGGAAGATTGGCGCCGTGGCCGTGATATGGAACCAAAGATGCGAACCTTTGTACCTGTCATCGTTCGAGGTGAAGAGGGAGAGGGCGTTCGCTTTTGGGGATTTGGAAAGCAGGTCTATCAGGACATTCTTTCGGTTATGGCCGATCCTGACTACGGTGATATCACCGATTTGACCAACGGTAAGGACATTACAGTCACATTCACAACCGCTGATAAGACTGGAAAGAACTTCCCTGAGACCACAATTCGAGTGAAGCCTAAGAGCACTCCTGCTGTTGATCCAACTAAGGCTGACTTGATTGCTGCGATCAAGAATCAGACCAATATTCTTGATCTCTTTCCAGAGCCGGAATATGAGGAGCTAAAGGGAGCAATGAATGAGTGGTTGAATCCAACCGCACCTGCTGATGAAGTTGTTAAGACTTCTGTTGTTGATGAAGAGTCAACTCAGCCAGTAGTCGAAGCCGCAATTGCTACAGAAGCACCTCCATCAAAAGCCGCTAAGTCTCCATCTGCTACTGCCTCCAAGGCAAATGCTGATGACTTGACCAAGGCGTTTGATAACTTGTTTAATAGTTAACCAATCAATATAAGAGAGATGGTACGCATACAGGTGTATCATCTCTTTTTTCATTTATAAATGTTATGGCAGAAGAAAACGAAACAAAAAAGAAGAAGAAATCAACATCAACTCATGTGTCCCATGACGTTGATACGAAGAGAGACGAACTAATTGACTCGCTTGCTGATGTACTGAATAAGTCCAACAAGGATGGCGGAAAGAGTGCGTTTTTCTTGGATCAAAAAGAAGATCCATCAGTCATTAGTGATTGGATCAGTACAGGTTCAGACCTATTGGACCTTGCAATATCGAATCGACCACACGCAGGAATTCCGGTGGGTCGTATTACAGAAATTACCGGTTTGGAAGCATCAGGAAAGAGTTTGCTTTCAGCACATTTGCTTGCTGATACTCAGAAGAAGGGCGGAGTCGCTGTGTTTATTGACACAGAACAATCTGTGTCTCATGAGTTTTTGACAGCAATTGGAGTTGATGTTCCAAAAATGATGTACGTTACCTGTCAAACGGTAGAAGATATCTTTGAGAAGATCGAACTATTGATTTCACACGTTCGTAAATCCAACAGAGACCGTTTGGTTACAATCGTAGTTGACAGCGTTGCTGCTGCCTCAACTAAAGCTGAGCTGGAAAGTGATCATGGTAAGGATGGTTACGCAACTGGAAAAGCCATTATCATTTCAAAAGCTCTTAGAAAGATCAACGACATGATTGGCCGTCAACGTATTGCTTTGGTATTCACCAATCAATTGCGTGTAAATCTTCAAGCAGCTATGTTTGGAGACAAGTATATCACTAGTGGTGGTAAGGCTCTACAGTTTCATTCTTCTGTTCGTCTTCGATTGAAGGGAATGGGAGCGTTGAAAGTTACACAAAACGGTGAACCTGTTCATATTGGGGTCAAGACACGTGCTGTGGTAGTAAAGAACCGTATGGGTCCGCCAATGAGATATGCTGACTTCAACATTTACTATGATAGTGGTGTTGATAATTATGGAAACTGGCTCGAAATCTTGAAGAAGTATTTGATTATTACAGGAGCCAAGTCACCTTACAACTATGTTAAAAACAACGGCGAAAAGGTACAATTAGATACCAAGACATTCGCCAAGGACATGAAGGCTGATGCAGAACTTCGAGAGGAACTATATCAGAAGATTGTCGATGTAACTACCATGAAGTATAAATCGCAAGACAGCGAAATTCGTGAGGATGTCGAAGTTGATGATTCAGTTGAAGGAACAGATGTCGGTAGTGACAGTGGAGCTGAGGAATAATAAAATTAGGTTCATTAGATGCTTTTCCGCTTTGTCTTATATTCCTTGATATGAATACAAGCAAAGCGGAAAAGCTTAATGATTGGGAGAGATGTGGTAACAAAAAACAACTTATAGAAGATATATTAAATGACAAACATAACCGAAGCTGAAAAGAGAAGACTGTTTTCTCTTTTTGAAAACATGAAAGGAGAGGCCGTCACAACAGGATTGAATAGACACGCAAATAGCGATATTCTGTTGGTTGACGGCCTCTAACGTCAATACTTTTATTCGCGCATATTCGGTGATGCCTTCCATGAATGAAGATGGACTTCACACGGGGGGCATCGCCGGATTTCTTAAAAGCATTGGATACGCCATTAAACTATTGAGTCCTACCAGATGTGTTATTGTATTTGATGGAAACGGCGGTAGTATGAAACGTCGAAAGATTTATCCTCAATACAAGGATAGAAGAAAAACAAAAATCCGTCTTAATAGAGCATACACGGATATATCCACGGTTGATTTGGAGCAGAAAAACCTCAAGGCACAGCTTATGAGGTCTATCCACTATCTTGATTGCTTGCCAACATCAACGATGGCAATTGACCATATAGAGGCTGACGACTCTATTGCGTATATTGCTCAACAATACTATAAGGACTCCAACGTCACCATTATGAGTGCCGATAAAGATTTCCTACAATTGGCAAGCAGCCAAATCAAGATTTGGAGTCCAACCAAGAAAAAGTTGTATGGGTGTGCCGAAGTATTGAACGAGTATGGAATTGGGTGCAAGAATTTCATTTGGTATCGTGTCTTAGAAGGAGACGAATCGGATAACATTGACGGAATAACCGGCGCTGGATTGAAAACCATCACAAAGTGTTTTCCATTTTTCGCCGAAGACAGACGTATTGAGTTGGATGAAATTTATACTCACTGTGAAAACAATCAAAGCAAGTATAAGCTTTACCGAAATATTTTGGAGAACAAAAATATCGTTGAACGCAATTATACACTTATGCAGTTGAAAGATACGGAGATTCAATCATTCTCACAACTTCGTATAAATGAGATACTGGATGTGCCAGTAAAGAAGCTGGATCGGTTTAGTTTTTCCAAATTGATCACCGAAGACAAGATGTGGAATAATATTCCCAATTATCAGGTGTGGTTGAACGAGTCATTTGGAAAGCTAGAGACGTTTGTGAGATAATTTAGACTAAAACAAATATACACTACGACAGGCGTAGTGTATACTGAGGGAGAGAATATATGAATAATACAGAAAATCACGTAATTAACAATTTGAAGAAATTTGGATCTGAATTCCAAGTTAAATGCATATCGGGTATCTTGAGCGATAAAACGTTTCTAGAAAGACTATCAGATATCATCGATCCAACATCATTTGAATCTGATGCACATCAATGGATTGTTAAGGAAACGGTATCATATTTTCTTGAGTATAAAAACCTACCAACAATCAGTGTATTCAAAGTCAAGGTAGATTCTTTGGAAAACGAGCTGTTGAAGAAAAGCGTAGTGGATCAGTTAAGGAACGTATATCAGAAGATAACCGATAGTGATTTGCAGTTTGTAAAAGAGCAGTTTCTTGAATTCTGTAAGAATCAGAAGCTAAAAAATGCTATCATTGAAAGTATTGATTTGTTGAAGGTCGGTAAGTACGAACAAATCAAACACGTTGTTGATTCAGCAATGAAGGCTGGAATGGAGAGAAATATTGGTCATGATTACATGACAGATGTCGATGAACGTATGAGTCTCATGGCTCGAAACACAGTCAAAACAAATTGGACTGAAATTGACACAATCATGGATGGTGGTCTTGCTGCCGGTGAATTGGGAATCATTACCGCATGTGCCGGTAGTGGTAAGAGTTGGGTTTTGGCCAAGCTTGGTGCTGAGACGATGAAACAAGGAAAGAACGTGGTTCATTACACATTGGAGTTGAACCAAAACTACGTTGGACTTCGTTACGATGCTTGTTTTACGGGAATCGATTTCCAAAATGTTCGTAATAATGTCGATGCGGTTCGTAAAAAGATCGCTGAGGTTCCTGGCAAGTTGATCATCAAGTATTACCCAATCAAAACGGTCAGCGCCCATAATCTTAAACTTCACATTGAACGGGTTCAAATGTTGGGAACAAAGGTTGATATGGTTATTGTTGACTATGCTGATATTCTTCGACCATCACATAGTGAGAAGAACAGTAACAGTTATAGTGAGGCTGGAGGTATTTATGAAGAGTTACGTGGAGTTGCAGGAGAACTTCAAATTCCAATTTGGACCGCATCACAGAGTAATCGAGCTGCCATGGATGACGATATTATTCAGGCAAATAACATTTCCGATTCTTATAGAAAGATCATGACGGCGGATTTTGTTCTTAGTCTATCTCGTAAAGTTACCGATAAAGTAGCAAATACCGCTAGATTTCATGTTATCAAAAATCGGTTTGGTCCTGATGGTTTGACTTTTCCAAGTCGAATGAATGCAGGTTGTGGTGATATTCAGATTTTCTCTGAACAATCCAAGGACGGTATGAACGTCATGAATGAAATGGGTAACAGCGATAACGTCGTTAAAAAAGCCCTGGCTTCCAAGTGGAATGCCCACATCAATGCTGAAGATGCAGAGTGATCTCTATATCAACGTTGAAGTAAAAAGCGTCATCGGTTTGTGAAATTTAAGAACATTTTTTTTATAAACCTTGACATAACAGTAATACTTATGATGCACACAATTTTCAGTCTATGACCAAAGAAATTTTTATCAAAAAGCGCAGTGGAAAGCTTGAGACTTTTAACGCGGACAAAATCAACAAAATCATTCAGTGGGCAACAGAAAACATCAAGGGCGTTGGATTCGAAGAAGTTGCAATGAATGCACATCTGTCATTCTTTGATGGAATGACCTCAAATGACATTCACAGCATGCTTATTGAAGCAGCTTCAAATCTAATTAGTGAGGATAAGCCAAACTATCAATATGTCGCATCTCGATTGTTAAACTATCAACTTAGAAAAAAGGTATGGGGAGGAAAGAACGCCCCAAAGCTATATGATCTTGTAAAGAAAAATATTGATGCTCTTGTATACGACGGAGAAATTTTGGAGTGGTATACAAAGAACGACTTCAATAAGATCGATGAATATCTCAAACATGACCGAGACTTTGATTTCACTTATGCAGGAATCAAACAGCTTTGTGACAAGTATCTGATTCAAAATCGTAGTACCAAGGAACTATATGAAACGCCTCAGTTTGCTTACATGTTGATTGCCATGACCTTCTTCAAAGACTACAAGGAGAATCGTCTTGATTACGTAAAGAAGGCTTACAACTACTTTAGCAAACATAAAATCAATCTTCCTACTCCAATTATGGCAGGAGTTAGATCGGTAATGAAGAGTTACGCTAGTTGTTCTTTGTTCACGGTTGATGATGATCTTCGTAGTATATTTTCCAACAACAGTGC